GGCGCTTTCGTGCCTCTCTTATGCTTCAAGATATCCAATTATCCACATGGCAAGGGAGTGTTGATAACTTGTTAATAAGGGTGTGGGCGTATGGCGTAAATACTACATGGGGGTCTCACACTCCTCGAAAATATAGATTTTTATATCCGAAAAAGGGTGTTTCCAAAAAAATTATGAAATAAGTCCGATCTGTTTGTAGATTATGTCCTATGAAGAAAGATGAATTAAGATTGTTAGGAGTATTTGACAGGGCTATTGAGATGTATGCTGTAAATCCTGAAATATCTCATCAGGAGGCTTCTGATATGCTTGGTATTAATCGTAATACTTTGATTAAGATGCGTAAGAATCCTAACTTTTGGGAAAAGGTGTATGAGACTTATATGCAGACCTTTGAAGGTAGTGTTGTTTCTGTGCTTATGGCAGCAGTAAGGGAAGCAGTAGCAGGTAATGTACAGGCACAAAGATTAGTATTAGAACATAGTGGTAAATTACAGAAGAATATAAATATTACTATTGATTCGCCTTTTGAAAAATGGTTAAAGCAATCAGATGGTGAGATTAAGGTAGATAATGCACAAGATGCAGAGATAGTGTCTGATTTAGAGGCTTTATCGCCTGAATTTGCTAATTTGCCTGAAAGAAGTGCAGATAATAGTCCAAAGCACGCTATGGATGAGCTTAAAAAGCTCCGTAAAGCACAGAATAAGGCTAAAGCTAATATAAACCGAAACAAACTACGCAGACAACAACATAAGTGGCTTAAAAGGGCAAAAGCAGTAGGAATTGATCCATTGCCTAAAAAAAGACCTACAGCAGGTCAAAAACAAGCGTGGAGAGATAGTATTGTTGCTAAAGAGTTACAGATGAAGGCATCGAAATCGAAGAAGGGATAAGTTGGCAGTAGCAAAACTCTTTACATACTGAAAAGCCACTAGCAGGTAGTCCTACAGCTTCCCATTCATCCCATGTTCTTACTTGCCCAATTCTATTTTCACAATCTACACATATTCTTGGAGTTCCAACAGAAACCCATTGCATTTCTACGCTATCCCCATAAATTCTATCCTGTCCAAGCCGAGATGCGTGCATAGTCGCTGATACAATTCCACGTTTAATGGTATTTCGTAATTCCCCGAAGATTCTTCCATTTGTGGCAAGATCATTTCTAAGAATATTAACGATCTCTCGCTCTTGAACTCCTGCGTTTCTAAGTAGGGCAATTTCTCGTTCAATTCTCGTAGCAAAGACATCAATTCCATATCCAATTCCGAGTGTTGCCCACAAGAGGACATTTTCATCTTCTTCTTTAAGATTTTGCGAATTTTCTCTCTCATCAGCCATTATGCTTTAAGTGCTTTATGTATTCGTTTATACATTGTGTCTATAAAATTCTTTTGTGCCTTGCCATATTTAGTGCCTTTTACATTTTTAATATCTGTGTCAAGTGCTAAAAATTTTCTTTTAGGAACGCCTATGCCTCTATTGTGGTATAAACCATACTTGTTCATAATTACACCTTGCTCGTGTATTTTAATACTGTCAATCAAGCTACCTGTATAATCAAGTGGTAAAGTTTTTGTTGTAGGAGCTACTTTTTGCTTTCCCCAATAAACGCCTTGTTGTCTAGCTAATATACTTTTTGGTCTAAGTGGCTTTAATCCGTCTCGTATATTTTTAACAGACATTTCAGCAAAAGCATATTTGCTTTCATCTACTAGGCTATCTAATATTTCAGGTAATTTTTTTTCCAACTTGCCAAAATCAAAAGTAGTTGTAATTTCTATATTAATCATCTGTTATCTCCCTAGCAAAGTTCTCACCTAAATTCTTAGCCTTAGAATATCTAGGCATTTCTTTCATAATAATATCTTCAGCAACTTTTTCAGCCCACTCTCGTGGGTTGTCTAAAATTGTTTCAATATCTCCCTCTAAACTTATATTAAAGTTCTGTAGCTCTTTGAGTTGCTTGACGAGCTGCTTCAAAGATTGAGAGTTTTTGGTTTCTTTGTTTGTTTGAGGCAATAGTTAGCTCTGCTTGTTCTAGGGTTAAGTCTTGGTTATATTCCATTAATAAACCAATTTCGTCTATCAAATTTAATTCCAATCTGTGCTTATCCCAAAGGATTTGATCTTGCACAGTTTTTGGATATTCAGGCTCTTTGAAATCAACTAACATTTCATTAGGCAGACTTACGCCAAAACTCCTCGCTATTTGACGTTCAACATCGTAAAAATCCTCCTCATACATTTTCCAAAGAGCCAAATCATCCTGATAATCTTCATTTCTTTCTAAGTCTTTAATCATCATAGAAACACCTGATGGAACTTCGCCACCCTGCTCTGCCCATTGGACTGTAAGATGATTATTTTGAGCAACTAGCTCTACTAAGAACTTAATATTCTCAATAACTTCATTTACATTGCCTTGTGGTGCAACAATTTGATAATTTGCACCTTCAGGCAATTCTAAAGTAACATCTGAGCCTGTACGCTGATTATTACCCATTTCTGCTCCTGTCATTACAGGTTGCCCAAACATCTGAAAACGAAGTCCGAGCTGCATTTCTGTCATTGCTATGTTTATATGCTCATTAGTGTTAATAAGGTCATTAGCACCTTCTACATAAAAACTATCAGTTTGATTTTCTCTGTGCGTAAACACAAAAGGAAGTACGCCATAACTATGTGGTATTTCATTCAATATATTACCATCTTCATCCATGTGGACATATTTTTCAGCATCCCAATACGCATACTCTAATTTTTGTACTTTAGAAGCATCTTCTACAGGCTGCAACATTGGATATGATATAGACATTGGAACAAATGGATCATCACCAAAGAAAACGTGAAAATAATAAATAGGTCTATAGTCAAAATAAGGAGACTTATTATCAGTAGGAGATGATCCACCATCATTCCATACAACTCTCGTTGCAATAGTTCCAACAAGCCTAGTCATTCTCTCAACGTGCTTCATTCGTGCAGCTTTAAGTACGGTAAGTCCGTCGTACTTATCACCTGCGTTCCTTGTTGCACCTATCGTATATATTCTTGACATCTTGTTGATAAATTTTCGTGTAATATTAGCTTCTACAGGAGGTATTTCCCTGAACGCAGCACCTGAAAACATTCTTGATATATAATTAGCAGTATCATTACCATTATAGTAATCAAGTAGCTTTTCTATGTGATCTTCACGCTTTTTAGCATTAGTCAGCTTTAATTCTTTTATTGATTCTTGTATTAAATCCATCATCTTTTAATTAATTTCACCTCTCTATTTTTAATAGGAAACCTATTTATGAAAAAATACCTTACCATATCACAACCATGATCGTGATAACCATCCTTTAAACTTTCAGGTTTTAGATCGCCTGTACTTTCAGGGTATCTTAAACTTTCTAAATCTTCTTGTATGCCCTTACAATGTTCATCAATATGAAGCCTTCTGCTACCATCAGCACTTTCTATAAATCCTCTAACATGGCTTTCTCCTGATGGCTTATTACGAGAAGTCCGATCTCTAACGGATTTAACTATTATACCATTTCTGCGAAATATCTCTATATCTCCAAGTCCTGATTGTCCTTGTGCTTGTGAACCTGCAGGATCACCATAATATTCTGCAACATTGTATTTTTTAGCCTTAATCAGCTCTACTAATGTATCAGTTTTTATGTTTTCTTCATGTATAATTTCATCAATCATATTAATATGCGATACACCACCGACTTTATATACCTGAAACCAACCAACAGCAGGCATCCTATAGCCGAAGTCAATAGCACAGTAAGTATGAAAGTTAGGGTTGTAAGGATAATGCCCAACATCAAGATTCCTATCAAAAGGATATACCCTGCCTGCGAAAGAAGTAAATTTTGCTCCATATTCTTGATCGAACACCTCCTTTGACATATTACGCTTTCTTTCAATAATTACAGGATTTTGTTCGCCTTTGGGATATGCGTAATGATTTTCCCAAGCAGGAGCAGTATGCGATTCCCACATATTATCCTTTTTGCCAAGTAGGTATTTATCATATACCCAATTAAAGCCCTGTGGTGTTGTAATAAAAATAGCTTTTCCATTTCTACGACCAACAGCAGGAGATATATACATATCCCATATATCCTGCTTCATCTTCGCAGCCTCATCTAATACTACTAAGTCGTATTCATCACCAACTAAAGAATCAGGATTATCTGCTGACAATCCCTCAATCGAACTATTCCATTTAAATCTTACATATTGATCTTTTTCAGATGATTTTACAACACTAGACTTATTTGGTATTACCATTGTACGCCATATTTCATCAAATAGAAGTTTCGACTTTTTATAAGATAGCCCAACAAGTGCAACTTTCTTATTGGGCATAGATGCAACAAACGATGCCTCTTTAGCAGAAGCAAATGTTTTTCCATAACCACGACCACATACAATAACAAAAAAACGAGAGCTTTTTTTCTTTGGAAAGTGCAACTTTGATTGACCGTGATGAGGTTTATATCCCATAAAGTCAAACCATTCTTTCTTGTATGTAATCAGGCTTTTATCCAAATTTCAATGCAGTTAAATTTTAAGGTTTCCAATAAAAGTATCGTAAATACTTGCATTTTAAAACTATAATAATTTAAGTTAAGGCATCTGAATTGTGCAAGAAAATGTGGATAATGTGTGGATAACTTGTGCATAATTAAAAGAAAGGAAAGATATGTCCGACGATAAAGTACAAGAAAGCGTACAAGAAAACCTCGATTTAGGGGTAGAGAATAAACCTGAGAGTGCCGACAATGGTTTATTGCAGGAAGTAATGTCTAAGAAAGCTACAATTAAAGAATTGCAAGCTAAATTAGCTGATTATGAATCTGCAAATGAAAAGGCAAGGCAAAAACAATTATCAGAAGATGGCAAAAAAGATGAACTCATAGCTGAACTTAATTCTAAAGTTGAGCATTTGTCAGGCGAATATAATCGTCTTTCAAAGTATGAGGATGATGAGAAAACTAACCTTATCGCATCTATTGCTGCTGATGAAACGGAAGCAGAAGCACTTTCTAAAGAAGGTCTTTCAACGCTTCGATTATTAAAAAATAAAATTGCTTCAGCATCTCCTGAAACTCCAAAAGCTCCAACAGCTCGTGGATCGGTTGGCAATCAACCACCACCTAAAGATTGGACTAAATTAAGTTCTGATGAGCTTAGAAGTAGTTGGGGAGATATAGTAAAAGATGCTATTTCAAGAAGTAATAAAAATTAAAAGCGTTATTACGCAAAGGAGAAATAAATGGCATATTTAGATAGAACCACAGGTGCAAATTTTATACCTGAGCTATGGGCAGAGCCTATATATAAGTTTTTTATGGCTAAGTTAGGTTTAAGAAATTCTGTAGATGATTATTCAGCATTGGTTAAGGGTGCAGGAGATACAGTTCATATTCCTAAAATCGCAATGGATGGAGTTGAAACAAAAGCTAATTCAACAGCAGTAACTTTCTCAGCTTCAGGAACAGAGGGAAAAGTTGATCTTTCTATTGACAAGCATAAGTATCTTGCTAATATTTTTGAAGATATTGCATTAATTCAGGCAAGCTCTGAATTAGTGTCAAAATATACAAAAATGTTTGGAGAATCTTTAGCAAGAGCAGTTGAAGATGATATTTGGGCAGAGCTTGATGGCTTTCAAACTAAAGTAAATATGGCTACAGCCAATGTTATGGTTGGTACAGACTTGGAAGCAATTTTAAATACATTGTATTCACAAGACATTGATCCTAATAATTGCTCAATGGCTTTAAACAATAATTTGCTTTCTGATATGCTTAATCCTGCTGATGGTATAGGCAAATACTTTATCAGACAAGATGCTAGTGGAGAAGGTTCAGGTCTTAGAACAGGTGCAGTTGGACTTATATACGGAATGAATGTTTTTTATTCTCGTTCAATTAGTTCAGGCACAGGTTCTAATGCTATAAATGGAGCTGTATATCCATCAGATGCTTGTGTTTTCGCAGCACAGCAAGATGTTAGGGTTCAATCTCAATATGATGTTGAATATCTTGGAACTAAAGTTGTAGCTGATATGATCTATGGTGCAAAACTTATAGATGAATCAGGACACTTAATGGGTGCTAATATTTGCTCACCTGCATAGGTTAAGTAAATTAATAAATATGAGGGTGGGATGTCGAGGTTCTGCCCTCATATTAAATAGGGAGTTTTATGGCAGAATTTATTTATTTAAAAAAAGAAAGATACAAAGACAGGGCTGTAAAAGTTGGTCAAATTGATTCTATAGAAGAATTAAAGCGTGATGGATGGGAAGAAATTAAAACTACTAAGCCTAAAAAAAAGAAAAAGAAAAATGCGAAATAATAATTCGGTAAATCCTAATACTGTTACAGGTCAAAATAGAGTAATTCGTAAAAAAGGCGATCTTACAGGTGCAGGTAAAGGAGATTGGCTTCGCATTGATCTTGCTGATGAGCAGTATAAAAAGAATTACGATAAGATATTTAAGAAATGATGCCTGATTTTAAATCACTTGTTAAACGCATTGGCGTTAATGAAGGTTTTGAAAGAACACCTTATAAGTGTACTGAAGGTGTTTGGACTATTGGACATGGCTTCACTTGGATTACAGAAGAAGAATCTTTGCACATATTAGCAGGTAGAGTATCAAGTTTACATTTAGAGCTTGGAAATAAATGGTCTTGGTATGATGATTTGCCTCCTGAAATACAAGGTGTAGTTGTAGAGTGCTGTTTCCAACTAGGTGTTCATGGATTTTCTAAATTTAAAAAAGCTATAGCACACATGAAAGATAAAGAGTGGCAGTTCGCAGCAGATGAAATGCTTGATAGTTTGTGGGCAAAGCAAACACCAAATAGAGCTAATAGACTTGCTACTATTGTCCGAGATCATGGTTAATGGAAGAATGGACAAGTCTTCTTGAAAAATTTGGGCTTCCTGTAGTAATGCTTTTAGGCATGAGTTGGGGAGCAGTTCATCTTTTTAAATGGTTAGCTAATGATTTAATGCGACAGCTTCAGGATAATGCAACAAGAATTGAAGCGATTGTAATTAAATTAATAGATAATTCAAAAAAAGAAAGAGAACAACACAGGCAGGAATCAAAAGCTAGAGATCAGCAAATGACTACGCTTATTGACTTAATGGTCAAATTAACAGGTAATGGACTTAAAAAATGAATAAGCAGGATTTAGAAACCTTACAGAAAAAAAGAGCTGCGAAACAGCGATTAATGAAAGATCGTGCTATGGTTTGGGTTTCTATGCTTGCCCTTCCTAGTATTTGCCTTATGGTAGGTGCTTTAATTTATTCAGCAAAAACATTAGGCGAAAGCCAACTTGCAGTAATATCAGGACTTGTTTCTTCTGTTACTATTGGACTTATTACGGTATTACAAAGAATTACAGGCGCAGAAAAAGAAGACCCACTTGTATCTATTGCTAAAGAACTTGTGACACACATCACAGATGCAAATGAAGGCAGTAAAGAGATAATAATGGATGATAAATCTATTAGAATACAAGGTAAGGATTCTAAAATTGTTCAAGGCAAAAATTTAATATATGGCAATGACAAAGATGAACAATAGAATTAGCGATAAAACAAGTCTGAATATTAGTTTGCCTATGATTATACAAGTAGTAGGATTTATATCTGCTATGGTTTGGGGATATAGTCAACTTACAACTAGAATGTCTTTTGTTGAAAATGAAGCTACTAGAAATACACAGGCTATAAAAGAAATTAAGGAATTACAGGATGCACCTATACCAAGTGATATAAAGCAAGATACAAGATTAGATTATTTAGAAGCACAAATTAATAATAATAATGATGATTTAGAATATATCAAAAGAAAGATGTTTACAAATGACTGATGAAGCCATAAAATTAGTGCAGGAACTAGGGTTTCCTATTGCTGTGGCTGTAGCATCCATTGGGATGTTAGCTTGGGTAATAAAGTATATTTTAAAGGACAAAGTAGAAGGAACACTTGTTCGTTTTGATACTCGCCACGATCATTTGTTAAAAGAATTAGATGAAGTTAAAAAAGAAATGCACCTTAGATTTGATCAAGAGAGAGATGATACAGAAAAGATTAAAAAATGGTGTAGTGAAATAAAATCAGATTTAA